AACAGAGCCACCAGATTGTTAGGCATACTAGATGTACCCTCTCTGCATTTGTCCTTTATAGAGTCTACATTACTCCTATAAAGAGGGGGCCCCCTAGGGGGCCCCCTCACAGGGTAGTTACATATACCCTGCTAGGACAGGGGGGCAGGAGCCGAGTCAAATCTGCCGTACACTAAACTCTCGGGGCGGAACACGGCCAGAGCCAGTCTTTCCTCCGCCAGGATCACAGTCTTGTTACGGATGAAGAAGTCCGAGTGGCTATCAGTCACCCTGATGGACGCCTCTTCCTTATCGTAGATGGCACAGGCCATAGTGGAGTTACCCAGGAGGAAGTCCCCTGCGTTGATTGCGGTGGATACCACTACGGGTACGCGCCAGATGGTGGGGACTCCGCCGGCCGGCACGGTGGTCCAGATGTACTGGCCCTCCGTATCCTTTTGGAGTTCCATGTCTTCCCAGTCACTGGGGTGTACCATGCAGAACTCTACCGGGTAGTAGGCCAAGTCAGCCAGGGTCATAGCGCGACGCACGGCATCGAGCTTGGTGTCCCCGATAGACCCAGCCGACCACAGGTAGGTCTGCACGTCAGCGTCATTGGCGATACCGTCGAGTTCAGGGGAGATGCCGGTCCCGTAAAGGATCTGCTGGTCTTCCTTGAGGGCGATACCATCCATCAGGCGCGTGTCCAGATAGGACTGCAGTGCAGGCACGTCCGACAGCATCTGGTTGGCGATAGGGATCCAGTGTGCGATGGTGCGAACGTTCACCGAAGCGTCCGTTAGCGTCAGGCTGGTTTCCGGCTTGTTCTGCTCATCGGCTACCATCCCGGCGTTATTGGTGAATCCAGTTTCGCGGATGAACTCGATAACGGAGTTCTGGGTGGGGATTACACGGAACATATCACGCACTCGGTTAGTGCGGATAGGCTGCGTCATAATCTCATTGATGATCTCAACAGACAGGGTCTCACGCAGGTTCGAGGAAGTCAGGCTCTTACGATTGAGGTCGATACCGGAACCCTTACGAGGAGTCCAGAAAGAACCTATGCTGAAGGGCTTGGACTTGCCGCGAGCCTTATCATCCTCCAGGAACGACCTATACTCGGGGGAGGTGACAAACGCTTCGCCGATACTCTTACTCCGCGGAGTAACATCGTCGGTGGGGCGTCCCGCCTTACGCTCCATCTCGTCTATGCGCGCAGTCAGGGGCTCTAGCGCTCCCTTGACTCCCTGGATATCAGCTAGAATCTGGGTAATCTGTTCGTCCTGCTTACGCAGAAGGGTTGAGTGCTCCGAGCGAGTTTCTCCCAGTTCCTTTACCTGGCGGTCACGCTCGACCACCAAGTTCTTCATCTCGGCTACCTTCTCGGATAGGGTGTTTCGTAGATCTGTAAGTGCCTTCACGGGATCGGACATTGTTTTCCTCCTGGCTATTCTAAATCGAATAGACTTTCGATTTCTGCCGTGAGGGACTGGACAATATCCGGGTCCACACCAGCTTCAGGCGACGTTTCTGCGGCTGCCTCTGCGGTATCCGCGGGAGGGTTGTTAGCCTCAGCCAGTGCCTGCACTGTTTTCATAATTTCTGCTAATTGCGTTTGCACGTCTTCCCACCCGGCCGTGGTGGGCGTAGCAGCAATAGCAGAATCTTTTTCACCGGGAATAATACCACTATCCGTAGTATCCGTCAATTTGGTATCTACAATTTCATTGCTACTGTCTTCGACGGTATCCTTTTCTTCACTTGCATCTTCACGCTCTGCCGTATACTTAGCGACTGCAGCATCTACGATGCTGTTGAACTGCTCTTCATAGTCTTCCAGGATGCTTTTTGCTGCCCTGGTAGCCAGGTCTTCCTTTTCAGCGATGGCCGTTATGCGAGACTCTATGGCCGAGGCCACCTTTTCTTCTAGGGACTTGGTAGTCATCAACTCTACGATCTTCTGCGGATTTGCCTTACCAAGCAGTTCCATAATTTGGGACTCAACGCTTTTAGCTCCGATGAGGGCAGCATCTTCATTCGCAGGCCAGTTTACCGGACTGATTTCGAACAACTTCAATTCTTGAAGGTCAATCACGTCTAGTTCTTTATCCCCCCCAGACGGGGTTTTCCCTGCTTTTGACCTGATGACTGTATACCCGAAGGAATTACGATTGATAGCGCCCTCCCGCACAGCCTCCAGGAGTTCGTCCCCTTTTGGGGTACGCAGGATACGTGCTTCATAGTAGAGTCCGATATCATCTTCCTTCAATTCGGTTAGCACCCCTACGGGTATCTGGAAGGGGTCGTGATTCCACAGGAATTTAATTTGGTTAGAGCCTTTAGGTCCTCGTTCCTTGATAGTCTTCTTGAAGGCTCCGCGCATTACGCGGTCCCCATAGGAATCTACATTACCGAATATGGAGGCATACCCATAAATGGTCCTGCCTTCAGAATTCGCTTTAATATGGCCAACTTGTTGGCAAGCCTTGATTTTCACGGTTTATCTACCTCCATACTGCAGTATACATAATTGTATTGCCCTTTACACATCTTCATCCTCTGTGTCTTCTTCTTCCTCTTCTTCTCCTTCCGGGACAATAGATTCAGGGGCCTCTTCATCTTCGGCAGGGGTATCGGGGACAGAGGAGGTTCCTCCGGGTCCCGCCGCTATGATGAATTTCACTGGTTTGATTGTGCTGGGCACCCACGCTATGTCGGATCCCTCAAAGGGAAGAATACCGAAGGACAAGCGCCTTTCAATCTCATCCCACGGAACCCCTGACTTCCAGAGAGTATCCGCAATGTCGGCCTTCTCCTTCAGCAGTTCTTGTAGGGCTTCCACTTTAGTCAGGTCGAATGCGAATCTTACCAGGCCTCTGCTCTTCATGTAATCTGTTTTGGTTACGTCGAAGATCAGGGTCCTGTTCAGCGTTCCTGTAAGTATGGTCAAGTATGGTATTACCGTATCCAGCCAGAATATTGCACGGGCTACGCGCACGTTGGCCAGCGCTGCCTTATCGAAGATGCCCACCAGCATGGGGGGCACTCCGAATACAGACAAGATTTCCTCCCTGCTGAATTTTCTTCCCGTGGTAAAGTCGAATTCCGCAGGGGTCATTGACGTGGGGGTCCACGATCCCTCATGGCCTACCACCAGGGGCCCTCGCGCGTATGACGGTCCCATGAATTGGTCTTGTAAGGCCTGCACTGTTTCTTGATACTGGTCAAGGCTCAGGTCTCTGTTAAACGACAGAACCCCGTCACGCACACATCGTCGCTTTAGTGACTCATTCTGCCATTTGCCCGCCTGGATGTCTGTGTCGATGGCGCGGGCCGCGTTCTGTAATGGGCTCTGGCCCCAGTAAGGATCTAGTGGGTTGGGGAACTGAAAATGAATTATATCTGAGATATCATGACGTTTTGCGTCCTTGCCAGATCCTTCTTCATAATGGCTTATGAAACTGCCCTTGGCCTTTATTGGGGTAATCTGGTCTGGGCGGAAGGGCCATATTTCGTCTACCCTTCCTCCCACTTTGTTTTTTCCCCATATGGCGTTCCCCCCGATGTACATATGCATTGTTGTGCGTAGCATCAGGTCTTCACCGGACATGAAGGGGTTGGGGTAGTCAAGGAGAATCTCCCCTTCGTGCCCCTCGATGGTTTCCCACTTGTCGTTCAAATCTTTGCGGGTTTGAACTTTGATTGGGATGGCCATCACTGACGTTCCGATGCGTGAAATAGCGGCTGCTACCCACGCATTGGTATTGTAGGAATCCTTGGCTCCGGTTTCGAAGTTGTAGTCCTTACGAACAGGTTTTCCTGATTCCTTATCGGAGATTGACGTGGCTAGTGACGCCTTCACCGCTGCTGGGGTTGACACGTCATATCCTGCCGTGTGCAGTATCAACTTACCCAGGGGGGCTAGCATGCGTTGTAGGATCGTTGGCGCAGGTGCAGTTTTCTGTGGTCTACTTTTAGCCATGCTCTAATCCTCTTCTGGTATTCCCTCTATTCTATCATTATGGGGATCTTGAGGGAAATAAGATACTTCTACAACCTGAATATATTCAGCCTGCCTCCGCGTCGTTTAGCCTCCCACGCCAACGCCGCGGCCACGAAACTATCCGGCGGGTGCTTCCCCCCGAAGATATCTTCCCACGAAGCGTACTTGAAGTCTCTATACATAGACTCAATGAATGGGAATACCATTTGGTCTCCACGTTCAATCGCTACAATGAACTCATTGAAGATGTCAGTGCGTGATTGCCCCTGGAGGTTTATTCCGTAAGACGGTACTTTGATATAGTCGTCTACTACCGACCCCACTCCAGTAGAGTCGTGACATGCTGGTCCCCCTAATTTTTTCACGCGGTCATTGAATTTGCTGATCATCAGTGGCCACGATACACGTCCCATCTTAGACCAATGAACCAATACGTCTTTGCCGTTGCGTAGTTCTGCCATACTGTGCAGGACGCTGGCATCTTTGGCCTTCGCCCAATCTGCCCCGTGATAGTATTTTACTATCCCGTCTGGGGGAGTTATGCTGACATGTTCCTGTAGCCTACCTGGAAATACCCCCAATGATTTATCAAACAGATTATCTACTGCGGATGGATCAATGGCATAGGATTCCGGGTTGGGTGATTGGTTTTCATACTCGGTTTCCCACATCTCCCTGGTTACTTCATTCTTCTTGCGGGCCACCTCACTGTCATCTAGCCATCCTCCATTGGACTTCAAATTCTCTCTAAAGCACCATTCGTGTACTAACCAATTATTCTCATGGGCTCGTTGCAGCAGCGTAGACATGGTACCAAATGCGTGCTGGTGTGTAGAGGACGCAACTGTCTGGGCTGGGATCCCTCGTGAGGACATGGTTTGTCCCATAGCCTGGTCGAACAGGTCAATGTCTAACTCATCCACCTCGTCAAGCCGTAATCGGGCCGGGTGTGGTCCCCGGATCGACGTGTTGGACGCCATCAGGGTTTTCAGCCTTCCCCCATTAATTGTTCTGGATTCCCTCTTAGTGAACTCCGCTGGGTGCATCCATTTAGGCGCATTAGGGGAATCCCAGAGGACCCCAAAGGAGTTGGGGTCCTCCCCCGATAGGTACTGAAGCACACGCTGTGCCTGTTCTCCAGACCCCCCCAGCAGGTTGATGCTGGCCCCCAGCACCACCTGCTCAGTGAGTGACAGTAACGCCAGTAGGAACGAATTATGCTCCACCACGGGACCG